TACCCGGTTGGGAAGCAGGATCTACCAAAAGTTCAGTCATACGGAATTCAACATCCGTATCACCCATTGTATACCAAGTATAATCATCAGTACCACCTGGAAGAACATACACATTTTTCTGTGCAATTGTGAAATAAGTAAATTTCTTATTAATAAGGTCTGAACCTACTTCAGACGAGAATAATCTCGATGTCATAACACCGAAATCATGAGGTTTGTAAGAACGAAACATGGAAGCGTGGGTAAGAGAATCAAAATAAGATCCGCCGTGTGCTTTATGATCCGCAACTACTAGTGCGCTTTGTCTAACCATTTTTTAATTTATATTACTATTTTTAATCAACAACAACTTCAAACTGTTTACTATTAAATGAAGATGCTTCTGTAGATTTTGTTTTTGTACCAGCAGAACTAACGCTGTTTTTCTTAATAGCATCTCCTAATGCAGTAGTAGCTTTAGATTGACCTTGCTTACGTATAGGTTCAAGATCAAACTCTTTACCATTAAACATTGTAAGTAAATCCATTAATTGAGTGTAAGCTTTAGGGCTTTTAGCAATCTCTGTAAAGATTTGCTGACTTCTAGGAATTACTTGTTTAATAGCTTCTACTTTTCTAGGAGCGTAATTAAGATTTTTAATTTCTTCATGTACAGAATTATAAAACTGTTGTCTATTTTTTTCAGCTTCTTGATTCTGTAAAGTTTTTTGTTCAATTAATTTTTGAGTTTGTTTTTTATCTTCATCCAGATATTTCTGAACTTCAGTCATCAACTCTTGATTATCTTCCAAATCTTCAAGTTGGGTAGTAATTACTTTATCTCTCCATCCAAGAGTTTTATATTTACCACGGAGATATTCAATAGCTTCATCTTCAGTTTCAACTAAGATTGCAGATTCTTCTTCCCATGTTTTAACAAACTTAATAAGTTCCTCTTTTGTAATATTGTCTCCAGCAGCAGCAATAAATTGAAATACTGCTTTACTGTCATCAGGTAATTCCTGAATAGCTTCATTTAAAAATTTAGCAGGTAAGTTTTCAAGTTGGCTATCAAGCCACTCAAATGTTCCATTAAAGTTTTCATCTGCTTGAATATAGCCTTTCTCTACAAGTGTTTCGTATACACTTGTAGCAATAGGATCAGTATCAATAGTTTCTTCTGGAACAATCTCTTCTTCTTGTGTTTCTTGTAATTCTACTTCAGGAGCATCTTCCTGAACTTCAATAGTTTCTTCAACTACTGGTGGGACTAATTCAAAGTCCAGATCGAGATCATATGTATTTTCATTTTCCATAATACAAATTTAAGTATGTATTTTTTTATAAAGTAAATTAGCTTAAATAGTTTTGTGAAAAGAATAACGTAATTACCCAATTCATCAAAACTATTTATAAGCTACAATTATTTTGAAGAAGGTTTATTAGCTTTTTTTATTCATTTTCATACTTCCATATAAATCCAAAGGCAGTTCTTCTATTATATTTTGATGAACAAACCATTGTAATGTGACTACTACCAGCAATAGGCAGGTTTAATTCTTTTATTGCTATTTCACCACTATCAAATCTCTGAATAAAATTACCTTCTAAATCATATTGTATAACAGGTTTTCTTTTGTGTGGAAGAGGTATCCCTGTTCTTACAATAGACTTTTTTCTTCGTTGTTCTTCTGTTTCTTTAATTCCTTTCCTAGAACCAATAAAAGGATGTTGACCGTTTTTCCCATGAAGTAAGTCTTTTTATTGCCGCATTACTCCAAATTTGTCTTAATTCTGGTGTAAAGTTACATATTCTAATACCTGATCCTCCTTCACCTCCATCCGCAATATTGTAATAGTTTTTTGATTTTGCAGCATCGTAAAAAGCAATATAATATTTTTCTATTTCAGCTAATTCTTTTTCACACTCAATTCCAGAAATTAAGATTTCTTTTTGAAAGTTTTGTCTACCATATTTTTTAATAGCCTTTTGAAAATATATTCCGCTACCAAGATAAGTTTTTCTTCCTTCATTAATTTGTTTACCTATGTATTTCTTTCCGTTAACTAAATTAGTAGTACAATAAATTAATCCCATTATTTAGATGGTTTTTTATTTAATGCTTTCTTTTTAATTTCTATTTCTTCTTCTTTTAATCTTACATCATCTGCTTGCTTCTTAATATCTAAAGCAAGTTTCTTTTCTTTAAGACCATGATCCATTAATTCTATAACATCTGGAACACCATCATTATCAACATCTTTCTCTTCAGAGAATCCTAAAGCTCCAATAGCAGCAACTTGTAATTTAGTGTCTCTATCTTCAATAGCTTTAGTAACAATCTTTTCAATCTCAAACTTCTGCATATCTTCACGATTCTCAAGTTCTTTCTGTTGAGCTTCCTTCTGTGCATCAATTTGCTGTTGTTGCATTTGCATCTGTCTTTCATGAATCTTATTCTCCTGAATCATAATACGTTTATGTATTTCTTGAGGTGAAGCGCCAGATACAATATCTTTAATAATACCACTAACCGCACTAATACCTTCGCCTTGATTCTGCGCAAATGCCATAGAATTCTGCAACATTAAATCAGCATACTTCTGATTAATCGTACTATTAGTTAAAAATAAACCAATGTCTGAATGACTAACAGAACTTGGAGTAACTTTAAGTAACTCTGAAGTATTATCAGGTAACCAATATTGAAATGATAAATCCTTAAGATTATGTACTTCAAACTGTGTTTTGCAAAACGTTCTAAAGTTAATCAACCAGTCATTAATAGCAGCTTTCCATATCTGACTATGTGCAAAGAAATAAGGTTCTGTAATAGCATAAGACTGTGTGATAGCTTGCTGGTTGTCACTGACATTAGATCCTGGAACAAAGTTAGATTCTCTTTGAGGACTAATGCCCATTGCCATACTAATCTCTCTTTTCAACATCTCAAGTAATTGCTGAAGATTCATTAACTCTACAGCAGTACCAATTAAATATCCATTAGAACCAGGACTTCTTGTTGCAGGAGGTAAACCACCTAAACTAGTCTGACTACCAGAATAAATATCTTTATTAGTTTTCTTAAGATAGATTAAATAAGTAGCAAGCTTATCTCTAATCTCATTGCCATATAAATCTTCACCTAACTTATCAGGAATCTGATCTATATCAATAGATTGAATAGCACCTTGGTATTTACTTAACTCTCTATTCTGAATGTGCTTAACATACAAGTATTGAAAGTAAGGTTGTAAAGCGTGCTGAATTAAACTAACAGACTTGGTATTTCTTGCATTAAAGATAGCCCCCTTAGTAGATAATTCAAATGATCCAAACGGATCCTCAATATTAGTATATTGATAAGGAACTTCTCTAAAGATAGGATATACAGCACCACCTAATCTAATAATTTCATATTTTCTAGGAATCCATATTTTCTCTGCTGTAAATTCAGTATCCATTTTTTTATCAAACCAAACATATCTTTCAGACTCTTGGTCAAATCTATTTAAAAACTTTTCTTTCTTAGCGCCCTTTGGAATACTGTAATCACTAGATACAGGTAGTACAATCTGAAAGTTATATTCATCTCTGTAACTTAAAAATATTAATTCTTTAAAAGCCTTAAACTCAAAATGAGTTTCCCATACTAAATCAGTATAAGCCCTTAAAGCATTAAGCGGAGATTGATTTAAACCTTTAGTCTTATCATTACTAATATTCTGATTTAATTGAGCCATTTGCATCTGCTTAATAGAATGATCCCACACAGATTCAGCAGATCCTCCCATTACATTATGCTTATGACTTAAACCTTTAGTAATAGAAACACCTAATAAGTTAATCTGTTCTTCTGTTAAATCATACATCTCAATAGCCTCTGTAATAGTAATAGCCTTAGTATGCCATACCCAATCAGAATGCTGAACATATCTCTCATTAGGATTTTTATGAAAACCAGTAGTTAAAGGATTTCTAACCTCTAAATAAGGTTTACCATATCTCCATCCAGAATAAATAAATTCCCTATCAGTAACAACAACATCCTCAAAAGAATCTGCCTTTTTAGATTGTAAATCTTGATTATATTCACAATACCTAATAGCAGTATTATAGAATATTTCAGAATCAGACATAAAATTAGTTGTTACTAAATCTTCAGGCTCATTCTTTGTTCTTAAATCTGCTGTAAACTTTTCAATTTCTTCAGGAGACATTCCTTGCATCTGTAATTCCATCTTTTGAATATCAATAGCCGTCTTTTCATCAACAGACTCTTTAATAGCATTCAAAAGTTGTTCATCCTTTTCTTTAATTGCTTTGGATGATAAAAGCATAACATGGTATGTGTCTCTCCTTGATAACATTTCACCTTTTAAAATATTAACCTTATTCCTTAATTCAGGATAAGGTAATACTTCTTCCTCAATTTCTCCTGTATTAACTCCTAACGGATTACAGAATGCTTGTAGTTGACTTCTAAAACCAGATAAATCATTATTCACAACTTTGTATGAATTGCTCATTACCTCATAATCTTCATGATAAGGTAACTGAAAAGGAATATAATGGTTTATCATTTCTTTAAACCATTCACCTTCCTTCTCAAACTTTTGAGATTCTGGTATTTTTAATTTAATTTTAATCATGTAGTGTATAACTTGTATTTATTAAAAGTTCTGCTAAAGCAAAACTATTTTCAAGCGCCTTAATTAATACTAAAGAAGGATCAACTAAATTAGTATCATATTGTCTTGTCCTTACATTATAAGGAATTAATTCTTTAGGTGCTGTTAATCTAGCATTCCCAAGAATTGTAAAATATGGTGATTTCAAAATATCTCTAAACCAATCTTCACACTCAAGGTCTAATTTCATTAATGAAATACCCTGACCTTCAACATAACCTTCAACTAATGCAGATTTACAAGCACCTACAGCATCCTCAATTCTATCATATTCTTCATCAGCAGTCTTTCTTGTAACTCCACCAACATAGATAATAGCAGCAGTCTGATTAAGTCTATGAATTCTTTTCTGATAATCTATCACAACAAAATCTTCTACTTCAACTTCCATTCTAGATGTTAATTGCTTAACCCTATTCCTAATTTTCTTTTTATCGGGATTATTATAAACAGTAAAATCCATTGGAGTAATAGTAATTTTATTAGCAGAATTGCCATTTAAGAATGCTTTTAAATCTTTAATATTCTCACTAACAGAATAACCATATCCCGGAAGTTTTAATAAACAGATTTGAAAGTTCTTATTAATCTTATTGAACAATGCCCATCTAATAAATCCATCAGAATAATCAGGCGCTAAAATAACTAAAGGTATCTTTTTCTCATTATAATAATCTGCAACTTTTTGAAATTCTTCAGTATCACTTAATACTTCATCAAAAACATGAATCTCTGGTTTTTCAAATGAACAATTACCATTCTCCTGATTAGAGAATCCATTATTAATAAGACCAGAATCAAATGTTAAACCATTTGTAATTTCAGGATAAGTCTTATTAAGATTCTCTGAATGCTCTACCGATATAGAAGCATTAAACCCTGTCTTTCTATAAACAGATTCAATTAACCTAGCAATACTTTCAGACTTACAAGAAGTTAATGCAATCTTATAAATTTCTTCATAAGATTCAACCTTAACTGATTGTTCCTTAATCTTCTCAATAACTTCTTGTACCTTAGATTTAGTATAGTCTAAAACATCATTAACAGGTCTTTCTTTAATTTCTTCAAATAACCTTTGAACAAATTCATTAACAAATAGACTAGTAAGTGTAGTTCCGATCTCCACATTGTAATACTGTATTATTAGCAGCATTAATCAATAGTTGAGCGCCAGCATCTTTCTCTTTATTTGTAAATTTAATTTTCTTTGCTACAGAAACACCGTCTTTTGTAAAATGTAAATCACCATTCTCAAAGATCAATACATTCTTACCTGTACCACCCATAGTAGATGTTATAATTTTTGCTGCTTCCTTAATACCCTCAAGGACATTATTAATACTATCTGTATTATTCTCTAATCGTGTGTTCATATCTTTTTTTAAATTCTTCAAACCTATCTTGTTTAAAGATGTTTACATTCATTGACAATCCTGCCAATGGATTATGTTTATTCTTTTTTTGATATTCTGATTCAACAATATGCTGTAATTCCTTTAATGCTAAAGGATATATAATAACAGAAGATACAGCATCAAAGTTAGATCCCGGCTCTAAATTAAATTGAATAGCCTGCCTAACAAAAAATATATCTGGAATAGTTTCTACTACCCTCTTATCATCATAACAGTGGCTTAATAACCATTCTGATGTATCATCTATCATTTCAATCTTATCTGTTCTTGAATTAACTCGAACACCATAATTCTGAACCTTTTTAGCATATATATTAGAACCCTTTTCTTTTGTAGGCTCTAATGCTAATAAATATAATTTATTCTTCTTTAAGAAATAACCCTTTACAGAATCACCTCTATTAGCCTCATACCAAAATGATCTAGGACAGTTACCATAATACTGTATTAACTTTTCACAATTTTCATAGAACCTATCCTTACCCTCTGATGGTTTACCTACATAAGAACAAACCATTGTCTGTTTAATTCCTTCCTTCCAATACTTTGGATTTAAAAATCCATAAAAAGCACCTACCGATCCACCTTCATCTATATTGTCAGAAACATAAGGATCTAAAGTAAATAGATACATATCAGATGGAATACTAGATTTTATAGTCTCTGGTTCATGAAATATTAAAGGACATCCCTTAATAGAACTCATAGACCTATCAAATGGAAACTCATAAAAAGGTTCATCATCCTGATTAACTTCTACCTTAACTCCATTAAAAGATTCAGCATCCCAAATCAATTTAGATGGTCTACCAATAGTTCTATAAGTATGATCTTTAAGTAATTCTCTCTCCCTTTCTATTAATTCCATTTGAGGAAAATAAGAACCTTTATTACTAATCCACATATCAGAAGGAACTAACGGATAGTTCATCTTCTCATTGTAAATAGCAGAAGGATCTTTCTTTTGTGATTCTTCTAATCTTCTTTCATAATAGTGCTCTAAAGCAGCCTCAATATCAGTATTACCATTCTCATCCTTAAAATCTGAATCTGCTAAATAAGCAGGTAAGAATAAACCAATATGTCTTGCATGTTCATCATCTTCCCAAATATTCTCAAATGCTAAGAAATTATAGTCTTGAGGATTATTAAATACTTGCTTGGATTGTTGAACCAAATCAATATTACCAGAAGTACCTAATGCTACCTGTACACCATACTGCTCACCATCATTACTAACAGTAGGAATATTACTAAATAATGCTTCCTTAAAGTTAGGCATTAAACCTACTTCCTCATATACAGAAAGATTAACACGACCACCCGCACCTGCTTGAGCACCATCCTGTTTCTTATCAGAATAGTTAACATGAAACAATGCTGTCTTAGTACCTCTAGGTTTCCATCCTGCTTTAGTTTCTACCTTATAAGTATATCTATAAGGATTTTTCTTATTACCCGGTTTTACATCACCTTCCCAATTCCTAGAAAATGGATTGGGTAAATATTCATCATCCTCTGGATCTCCCCATACACCTAAATCTTTCTCTGTAGATAAAAATCCTAATCCATCAACAACCTTAGTAATTAATTCAGAACTCTTATCTGTAATAGCAGCACCAATAGATACTTTAGCCGTAGGTGGATTTAAGAAAGTCTCTTTATCAAATCTCTTAATACCATCAAAGGTCATTACTTGTGCAGTAATTCCTGCTATAGAATAACTCTTGCCACCACCACGACTACCAAATAGGATTAAGTTCTGTGCAGGATTCCAATATAATGGATAACCTAAATCACCATCATGTAATCTTCTAATTAAATCTCTTGGTCTAACATACTTCTTTCTAGTACCATCAGATGAGTGCATATCATTAAACCTTTGTCTCTCAACAGGTTTACCTGACTTTTCTAATTTCTTATATAATGTAGGACTATTTAATGCTCTATCAGAAGAATATTTATCATCATTCTTAAATCCTGAAAAACCCTGACATTCTAAATAACTATAGTGAATATGCCAATCTAAATCTCTAACAAAAGGCTTAGTAAACTTTCTAATCTTTTCTTGCTCTATCTCAATCTTAAAGAAATTACCATAGAAAAAGAGGGTAGGTGGCATAAACCTCCAACCCCCATTATCAAAAGCCCAAAAGCCTTCTATACACCATTTATTATATTGCTTCCATAAAGTTAGATACTTAGGATTATCAGGATGAATTCTAGGAATATCTACTAAAAAAGATTTAAGATTTTCAATTCTAATTAAATCTTTTTTAAGAATATCTATATTTGTTATCATTCTAATAATTCTTTATGTACTTGTTCAACTAAATAATCTAAATAATAAGCAAATGATTCTGATGTTTCATCACAGTGAATTGTACCAATTTTATTCATTACAAACTCTACACAGTGAAACATCTCATGCGCTATTAATCCTGATTTTAATCCTTTAAAATGTAAAGCAATTCCACTATAAGTAGTTCTACAAGTTCTTGCATTATAACTTCCTGTAAAAAACTTTTTAATACTATCCTTATCTCTTTTATCTAAAGTCTTTTTAAAGAACTTATGTGCTTTACTTTCTTCACCATAATATATATGAATAGGAACAGGATAAATAGTTGCAGGAATAGTAAACCCTTTATTCATTATACTTCCTTTTGTAAGGACATTAACTCGTTAAGTAAAATATCTAATCTTGCATCATCAGTGCAATTACTAATATCTATACTCGTAATATATTCTGTACCAACCAATACAGGTTCAGATACTATAACTCCAATACTAATCAGTTCTTGGAGAATTTCTAATTGTCTATTCATTTTTATTTATTGTATTAATTTGCATCCAAGTGTAATGCAATATTCATCATTTTCCTGTCTTGATCTTCCAGACATTGTTGCTACATAAGTTTTACGATTATAAAAAACACTTATCTTTTGTTCTCTAAAAAACAGTAATAATTTACAACGTTCGGAAATAGTTGTTTCTTTACCAAAATAAAGAGTAAAAAACTCAAAGTTCTCTAAATCTTCATATCCTTTTTGTAACTCAAGTCTATAACTATTCATCAGGCATTAAGTCACCTCTTTCTCTCATATTTAAACTTCTCTGTCCAAATACTCTAGTAGAGGCTTTTGTTTTTATAAATGATTTTTCTATCTTTTCAAAGTCTTGATATATCTTAGGTAACAAAGACTTTAGTTTAATTAAATCAACAATAGTATCAAAAGATATTTCTTGAGTTGCCAAGAATCTACTAATCTCTATTAATTGATCTTTCTGTTGTTTATATGCCAACTCATCAGCAGACATACATAAATATGGATATTGATTCATACAATCCTCAATATCTAAATCTTCTGGATCAAACTTAGGATTGTATGACTTACATACATCTAACCTTTGATCTTTGGGTATTCTATAGTACTTATTAATCTCTTCATCAGGATCAATCATCCATACTACACACCACATATCTCTAGAAGATTGTTCTTTATTCTTACTCTTATCTCTTGTATATAAATCAGCAAATGGTGACACATGAATCATGTTGGGATTTAATTCCCAAAAATTCTCTTCACCATTCATTGTTTTAGTAATATTAACAAACCCTGTAATCATTTTGGTATATCTTGGTTTATATCTAATCCAAAATCAAAGAACTTCATTTCAGCCTTTTTTAATGTTTCTTTCCAATCTTCCATTAACTGTTTAGTATCCTGTCCCGGTATTTCACCATCAGGTATTTCATCCCAATTAGGATAATCATAAGGATCAGCAATAGCAGACAACTGTGTACCATCATCAAACTCAATATGAGCCATACCACCATATTTATACCAAGTATTCTTTTTATCTAATTTCATGGAATTAATGTTGCTTTTAAAGTTAACATTTCCATCTCCCCACCTTGATATACTATATACACATACTTAAATGACTCATAAGATTCTTTAACATCATCTCTAACCTTCCATACAACTCTTAATGTATTATTCTTATGGTAGATAGATATACAGTTACAACTTGGATTAGTCTCTCTAATAATCTTTGAACCATTATTCTCAAATGTATATTGTATAGTAGATCCGGCTTTTATATTACCAAAATCATGCTCAACTGTTTTCCACATAATTACTTAATTTACTAAAGTCAAACTCACCAGATACTTCTTCTTTAAAATCATCTCCGTCAGTAACCTCTGTTACTGTAAATTTATACTTATCTCTCCATGTAAACAAATCATATAAAGGCATTCTCATAATGTAAAATACATTAATACTAAACGGCCATTCATTTAATTCATTAAAAACTACTTGTAATAAAGCCATTCTTTCAGAATAAAGCCATTTATATCTATACCACTTATCTTTATTCATAAGAGCAGGATAAGAATTAAATCTACATCCTTTAGGTGCAAAGAACACATTAGGTGCTTTACATCCACAACATCTTGCTTCATATAAACATATTGGAGAACAGGCTGATTGTCTTTCACCAACCTGCTCTCTAATATGTAGAGGAATTAACTTAGGATTAATTTTGTATAGAATATATCTTGTTTGACCTATAATATACTGATATATATTAGACATCTTGTTTAGGATATACGGCTTGAATTTCAGCAGGAGCAACTAATATATAACCATAGTGAGGACTAGTAACATCTTTAGGAGGACTAAATAATCCTGAATCAACGTGCATAAATCCATTAGCAATTAATACTTGTGCATTATTACCAGCACCTTTCAACGCAACTTGTACTGC